AATGTCTCAACCTTTCCTTCAAGGGTTTCTATTCTCTGCTTATAGAAGTCCAGAGTGAGTGCTTGTTGTTGGTCAAAGGGAGCTTTACCTGTTTCAATATTATGGAGAAGTTTGTCGAACTCCCCCGATAAGTGTTCAATTAGCATGAATTGTTCGGCATCTGCAGGTAACGCTCCAAGTTCACCTCTAGGCCACTTGATCCTAAACTCTGTGTTCTTAACAAGATCAGCCTGAACTAAAATTGCTTGAGTTTCAATCATGTTAAGTCGCTCAATAATGCCAAAATAAGCCCAGACACCTACAGCCACAGATGCAACTAGAGATATCAGATTGCGGATGGGCATAGCGAACTTAGTTTTATCGCTTACATCAATACTATCGCTCACCGCTTTTTCTCGGTGCGGTTCGTTGCTGAATCCACCAGAGACAAAATAAATAAGGAAGGACGATCATCTCTCTAGGGTATAATGTCATTTGCACAATATAAATTACTATAGTGCTTGAATTCCATTACTTCCAAATGATAAGTTAATAGCAACAGAAGCATTTGCATCGCTACGCCCCCAGTCACTGTCAAAGTCCATACCAACGGACGGAGTGATATGTATACCGGTATCAACTGGAATAGCATATCCTACACCCAGTTCCAAGCCATCATAAGAGAGGTCATCTATGTCCCAACTGGAAACAGCAGATGCTTCCGCACCCCACAAATCTAGTGAAGTTCCCACTTTTCCATTGACGTCAGAGGCACTCAGGTTCCAATCTGCAGAAGTTTCAAGGCCAACACCCCCAACTGTGAGCGTAGTGGCTCCTCCTACAACGTGATCTCCGTTCGACATCCAGTGATAATGGACACCGCCATCAAATATTCCAACACCAGCACCATAACCAACCCCTATGTTTTTTGAGTCCGAATGGCTGAGATATACTCCAGAAACACCAAGTTCCATATCATTATCTTCTCCATTAAATGAAAATGTGTATCCGTCACCGGCCAACCCGAAGCTATATACCCCACTCCCAGTTAAGCCTACATGTATACCGTCTTCATGGCTTATCTTTGTGTTTACATCTATCTTTCCAAAGTCTGCTCCTAAGACAGCTAGTGGTGATAACAGTAATGTCAGTGCTAAAATTTTACGCATCTACTCTTCCTCTTTTAGTGAATCAATTTGTTCTTCAATTCTAACCAGATGATCCATGATCTGCTCGAATTGAGAATCTGTTCTGTCTACTATCCTGTCTAATCTCTCCTCAACTGTATCCCCCTTAAACTGAAGGATAGTTATAGCTTCTCTTAGGTCATAGATAAAAGTAAACCCAGCTATGATTATACCTATAGTAGCTATTATGTGACCAAGAGATATACTCTTGCTGAATGGATTTCCGTTAGTCATATTAGTAGTTTTCTCATTGGCCTGGAATCATCTGCCTTCCCTGCATTAGTCTGTAATCTAACTCGGTCTTTAAGTCGGAGTACGCTTGCACACCTTCACCAACTGTGTCGTTCCATACATTGTCAAACGATGTGTTTGCGTCCTCCTTATCAAAACCTAGGTCAACGAACAATTTAACAAACATAGCACGTTGGCTGTGTTTGCCTACTGTACGCCCAGCTTTTTCCGCCGAAGACATTGTATTGCCAAACTTCACAAGACCCCTTAAGGCGTTGGGGTTAGAAAGCACCCTACCCATCTGATTAAGAATAATCATTGTAGCTAACGCACCACCTGCAGTACCCATGAATGCAGCACCACCACCAGCGCCTACACCCCTAGCCATACCACCAGTGACCACCGCTAACGCTCCCTTAGATCCAGCCAATGGAATACGTCGAGCTGCCATAGTAGCCAGATCCATGTTGACCGGGTACCTGGATAGGATTGTCATCAGGGATTCTACGTTTTGTACAGTCACCTTGTTTCCAGTCAATCGGAAAAGTTCTCTCAAGGCCCCACTTCCCTTACCTTTGAATGGCCCCCCACTCCCCAGCCCCAGGGCGTTTCTGAAAGCATCCTCATTAAAGGTAGCTGGCTTTTTCATACCCTCTAACTTACCCATTTGGTAACCAGGGTCTGTTATGGACCCCAACCATGTCGTTGGAGGGAGTTCACCGGCCTTAAAGGCCCTGTCCATAGCCTTACCGAGGTAGTTCCTGGCAGCCGTATCAAATGTCTGTGGCCCCATGATCTCCTTCATATCCCGGAGATACTGAGGACTTCTCATACCAGTGTTGAAGGCCAGATCAAACATCTCGTCTGCATTTGCGCTGCCATTTTGTACGAGCTTCCCTTCGAGTGTTGCTGCCTTCCAGAATTTAGGATTAACTAGCTCGAATTGTTGTCCGGCGGTGCTTCTGGTGAAATCCTTAAAGGTTTTGTAGGTTAGATTTGACAGTTGAAGAGCATTAGCCACTGCATCGTACCCTGGTGTACCTTGGGCCTTTAAAGCTGCTACCGAATCCACATGGATAGCGTCGGTCATGGCTTTCTTGTATTGCTGTAATGCAAAATTAGCGTACTCACCTTCCCCTAACTTCTCTATGTCTCTGGAGACTAACTGCCTCAAACCTCTTACCTCTTGAAGTGTGGCATTTGGTCCAAGTCTTTCTATTTGTGTAAGCCACTTGGCTGCATCTCTTTGGACAAGTGGAAATAAATCTATCGCTTCACCTGTAAGCTGATCTTTAGGGAAGTTTGTTATGACATCATCATAAACGGTTTGAGTAGCTTCCTTTATTCTCCAAGTAGGGACAATAGAATTCGGCCCACCTGTAACCACCCCCTCTGCATTACGCAACCCAGGCATCGCTGCAGCAAGGTTATCTACGTTATCGTATAAACGAGATACCTGATTTAGTTGATCCTTCCCCCACCGCCTGGCAGCGTAAGTAACGAGTCGCCCTAACTGGTCTGTTTCCAGATCCATTCCCATAAGGTCCAGTTTTCTACGCATGTTTTCTATGGCAGTTCCACTATGGTAGGCAGCTTGTTTACGAACACCAGCCCCAGCGCCTGGGAGGACACCAAAGGCTTGAGTTGCTGTTGGGATCACTCCACCGGCTGCCACATAAGGTTCTGTTCCTATTTGTCCAGCCACTTCTCTGCCGTATGGACCTGTCTCAAGACGAGCAGGACCTCCAAGCCATTGTGGTAACCCCTGCCTTACCCAACCGAGTGGTTTATTTGCCAAGGCCTCGTATTCAGCCATAGCCTGTATATTCTTTTCGGTAGGCATACTTAAATCAGCAGCAGCAGCCATCTCTCTTTCTACGTTTTGCATCCATTTGCGCTTCATTCCCAAGGCCCATTTGGCAATTGGCTTTGCCACATAGGTTCCCAGCCCACTCATAACTGTTTCAGGAGCTGCTGTCCACACGGCTCCTTGCTGAACTCTACCGGCTTGTGTGGTCAAGTCTGGGAGAAAGGTCTCACCCATAGTGCTGAAATCGAACTGTCCCATCTTTGATGGTGTCTGGTTTAGGATGTCACTAACAGTGCCTCCAAACAGGGTAGCAACACTACCTAAGAGGGTCATCAAAGCAACGTCTTTTATTCGCGGTGGGGCGCCCTTGTAGAAGGCTAAGTGTTTCTTAAACTTACCATATAGCATAGGACCACCTATGGTTCCTACATTAGATAGGAACTCAGGACTCTTTACTATCTGACCCCACTCCTTGAGAGTAGGTAACTCATGTTTTGCTACAAATTCCCCTTTGTCTTCGTCGAATCTTTGTTGCAGGATGCCGGGGATAGTCCCTTCACCACCTAGCCCTGGATATATCTCCGCTTGTTTCATTGCTTCTAATGGGTTTTTATAGCGCCCACCTGCGGTACTTACATAATCCCCTACGCTCATTCCTTCTGACCCAGGCCACAAGGCATCTGTAATCTTACCTAGCCAGTCTCTGTTGTTTGTGGTTTGGTTGGCCAGGTTGTCAGCAGGGCTTACTTGTGGTGAAGGAGTTGTGGGTTGGGTGTCCATAGACGCCGGTAGAGATGGCACATTTGTCTCTTGGGTAGGGATAGAAGGTACATCGTCATACTGTATGGCCTGATCTACGGGAAGAGTTTGGGCAGTCTGGTCTACAGGAACGGTTTGTAGTTGTGCCCCTTGGTCTAAGGCTTTAAGTTGGGCAAGAAGCGCCTCAGACAATTCTACATCCCCAGCCCGAGTGGCTTCATCGAGATAACCTAGTAGTTTTTTCTTTTCATTCATAGTGGGGGTAGCCCTGCTTCAACTCTTATCTGATTCATTCGTTGCTGCTCTGTAACCCCTTGAGTAGAAAGTCCTGGTAGTGATTGAGTAACAGCTCCTCCTGCAGGCATCCCTCCAGTTGTAAGTTGGTACTCAGGGTCTGCATACCGGGTTATCAGATGTCGTTTACTCTCAGCCCGATCATTGGCCTCGTTAGCAACATTCTGCAGTACGCTTTCTGCGCCGGACTCAGTTTGCAGCCAACCTGTCAGGTTGATTCTATTCTTCATTTCATTGTAGAAAGAAGCCAGCATCCTGTCCTTGTCAATGTACATCCTGGCAACCTGTGCTCTAAGGGCAGCCTCAACAAAACCCAAAAGGATACGAGCGCTATACTCTTTATCCGTTCGCATCTTGTCTACATTTCTGGCATCCTTGGCAAACTTGTTTAGTGAAGTTCTCCAGTCATCCCTCATGGTGTCTATCTTTTTCTTGTCTGCCTCTGAAGTTCCTTCCGCAAATTCTGCAGATTCAATCTTCCTGACTTCTAGTTCAGCTTGCTGTTCATAGGCTTTAGACAGTGCTTCAATTGAATCGGGGGCAACTTCTATGATCTCCCTAGTCTCCATAATAGGTTGGCCATTAGCATCCTTGCGCCCAGTATCTACCTGTTCAAAGCGTCCAGTGTTTATGTACTGAATGTTTCCAACGACGCTACGCAGTGGATTTTCTGGGCCAAACAGTTGTCCCATGTCTTCTGCAAGTTGCCCTAAGTGATACGCACTGAATTTCACTGCGCCCTTCATACCGGCCATGTTTGCTACAGTCATTCCCTTTTCAGCAAGGGCTGCTACCATATTCATGTGTTGAACTTGGAGTGTTACTTTGTCGCGTTCAGTCTTCCCTATTGCCCAGTATCTATCTTCCCAATCAGGTCTGTTTTGCTCAAAACCAAGTCTGCCTGAAGAGTCTGATCGTTTGTACTCCTCTGCATAGGCCATAGCGTAGGGGTTGTTAGATTGTATGATTCCCCCTACTGGAAGACCGTCTTGTGTCATCCTAAACACCTGGGAACCCTGCATATTTACATTGATGGGCACAACACCATGCCTCTTCAGTGTCTCCATAGCCTGCAAGTTGCTGGCATCCTTGATGTTTACATTTTGTATTCTTGTGGGATTGAATCTAAGGATGTCTTTATTTTCCTTTTTTCCGTCCCACCAGTAGCCTGTTAATTTGAGGTGGTCAATAGCACTACGAACTTCCTTCCTTCCCGTTTCTCCTACGCCTGCAAGGTCCACTTTATGTGGCATCCAGAAGTCTTCAGGGGTGTAATCACCACCACCACCCCACTCGAAATCTCTCTCAATAGCCTCCTCGACTTTGGTTCTATCGACTCCTGGTGGTAGGTATCTGAGCTTCAATTCTAACCACTGTCGTGTGTCAACCTGATTCATCCCCGAAGGCATATCTTTACGCATTTGCCTGACGAAAGCATCTCCTCCATACTCAGCAATCATCTTCATGGCAGTCATCTGGTCTATGTCTTGCTGCCAATCGGGCCTGTAATCTTTCCAAAGCTGCTGTGCGCTTCTGGACTCAGGTAGAGTCATGTTTAAGGCCCCTATGGCAGATCTAAGCTGACTCTCGTTTTTAATGTGAGGGAGAATCTCATGGAACTGGCCTGACAGTTGCAGGTCTCTTTGTTCCTCTAGTAGATCCTGGATCATGCCCATATCTAATGCAGAGGATATGCCTGACTGAAATGATTTAGCACCTGAGTAATCATTAGTGGCTGCTCCAGCGAAGTTCAAGAACTTGTTATATTTGTTATAAATAGAACGGGTCTCGTCGTTGATTCTTGGTGTTGTGGAGGGTAGTTTTTTTAAGTCGTTAAGCTGTGCCTGAAAGGGATCTTCTCCTCGGATGTCATTAGGTTCAACTTGTGGTTTAGCCAAGGTTATCAGTCCCCCACTTTGAAATAAAGCATCCCTTATGTCATTCTCATTTTTTTCTCGGAGTAACCTTGCCAATACATTTTCAGCCATAACTACCTCCTCCCCCTAGAGAACCCTAATTGAGGAAACCCTAATTGAGGACTTAACTGTCCTACCATCCCAACAGGACCGCCTTTATATGGTTGCCCCACCTTGGGAGCCGGTGACAAATTGAATTTTTTAGTTTCACTAGCAATGGACATAACTGCAGCCTGCATACCCTGCTGTCTAATCACATCTTGTATATACCTGTTATATCCAGCTTCAGTCCAAACCCCGTTCTCCTGGTATTTTGAAGCGTCAATGCCTATCATCAGACCATCCCCAACGCAGCTAAGATCTTAGCGACATCCCCAGCCTGCTGTAATCCAGTGGCTCCTGGGATTGTTGTCTGCCCACCGTATTGTCCAGAGACTAATCTCATATAATTCTCAAGGCCCTGGCGCTCCTTCATCTTGGCCCAACTATCTCGTTGTGCTGCTTCGTTGATCTCTGCTTGAGACTGTTGTTCTCTACGCTGACCTACCTGTTGAGCATATGCAGCCATATCCCCTGGGAGGGTCGTCATGTCTCTAGTGGCTCCTAAAGCCCCTAAACGACCAGCTTGAGCTGTTCTCAAACCCTGTTGGGCTGCTGCTCCTCCTTGACCATATAACCCACCAGCGCCAAGAGCACCTGACTGTGCAAGCTGCGCTCCTTGTAATGCTCCTTGTTGAGCTAATCCGACCCCTCCTAATCCTAACTGTCCAGCCTGTGCCCCTAAGCCACCGGCACCTAGCGCACCTGATTGGGCTAACTGACCACCCCTCAGCCTTAGATCTCCACCCTCGAACCCTCGTCCAATCCTGGCTTCCTGTGCTCTCAGTCCCATCTCCGCTGCTGGGAGTCTCTGTGCTAATGCTGTTGCGATAGCCTGGGTGTGCATAGGTCCTGCCATCTGTGCTAACTGTTCTTGCGCCCTCTCTCCTTCTAATCCAGCGATGACACTTTCCCTTGTGCTGTATCCTCTGCCTTGCCCTGTATTTATTGTTCCTGTGCGAATGGCCGGGGCAATGTCTCTTGTAAAGGACCTACCCAGTTGAGCGCCAGCAGACGCTATGGCAGGTTCAAGATAACTTGAATCAACAGTACCGGCTAATAATTTCTCGTATTGCTGTCTCTCAAACGGATTCATTTCTGCGTAGCGTTCTTGAGAAAGATCTCCAATAGCCCCCGTTCCATACCCCATAGTTGAGGAGGCATACGGATCAACCGCAGATAAGGAGGCTTGCCCAGCAGCAGCAGCATCGGCACCATAACCTCGAATCCCTGCAGCATCGGTCAAAGCCTGTGCCTCACCACGAAGGCCAGCAGCAACACCACGTTCTTCCCCTCGAAGACCAGCAGCTATTGCTTGTCCACCAGCGTCAATCATTCGTTGTTCGGTTGCTAATCCTTGGCGTTTAGCTAAATCTGCTTCGCTGCCTAAAGCAAATAAATTCTTTCTGCCTTCTGCAATGTTCCTCTTAGTAGCAGCCCCCCCTGCAGCAACGAGCATTTGCTTATGTGCCAGTTTAGTTGCCGGGTCCATCTGGGCAGTAAGTGGATCTTCATACATATCTGGCATTCCTGCCTTCAGGTTTTCAAAAGCATACTGCTGCCCTATGTCGAGAAACTTACGCTGACCAGATCCTGTCCCAGGTATCATCTTACCCTGGGCATCATATTTAACCGGATCTCCGTAGGGAGTAGTTGTTGATGTTTGTTGTCCGCCTCCGCACATAGGCTTATCCTCTTAGTTTGTACCAGACACCAGCTTCATTGAAGCCTAGTCTTTCCAATAGTTTTCCCAGTCTTTTAACCTGGGTGGTTTCAAATCCATGAGATGCGCCAATAGAAATCTCTGTTACGCCTTTCTCCTTAGCCCACTCTATATATTTTTTTAGCATAGTAAATGCCAGTCTTGTTTTCCTGTATTCTTTTTCAGTGAAGACACCATAATCCGTGGCTATACGTTCTTTGCTAAAGAAGTAAATTCCAATGGCTGCCAGGAACCCGGATACAACCCTTCCGTCAACGGTCCCTACATAAGCAAAACCATCAGGGTCCTCCATACAACCTACAATGGTGGACAACATGGTTCTGTTATCGAACTCTACGAAGGAGTATGCACCTTCTTGGTGCATTTCTTTAGCCAATCTCAGGACGTGCTCTACATCAGCGCCCTCCATAGGGCGTATTTTCTGCACCTACTTAGCTAAACCCAATGCCCTCAATTCTTCATAACTACCCATTGGTATACCCATGCTGTACCTTCTTGGGTCGGGTATAGACCCTACCCCTGGTGCCGTAGTGTTGCCAAACACATAGTTGTTCCTTCCTTGACCAGCGTTTTCAAATTGTTGGTCAGTTAATTCAGTGCTTGCAGGCAGCCTCTCTGGAAGATATGCAGTCCTTCGCTCTAAGTCGATTGCATCTTCCCAATCTGGCTGAAAGGAACTTCCGAAATCTCCCCAAATATTATATGAATTAGGTTGAGTCGATCCAGGCAAAATTTCTTCATTAGCCAATACCACCTGACCATCAGGCAATACATTACCTCCAACAAAAGTCTGCACTTCTTCTGGAGAAACTGTGATATTGCTTTGTTGTTGAAAAAGATTAGGTGTTGGCATAGTTGTTTCATAGTTTAGATCAAACTGAGGTTGCCAAGATGTACTAGGTTGGGTTAAGGGTAAAGAGGTCTGTTGTGGCACTCCTGGAATATTCGTTTCATAGTTCAAGTCAAACTGAGGAACAAATTGAGTGGGTGAAGCTAATTGTGATTCAGCTATTTGAGTCATAGGTGGATCTAAAGTCAACGATTGCGCTCTAGGACTCACCGGTGCCCCAGTGGTAGTCAAATAAGACTGCCCATGCAAAGCATCTTCCCTGTCTTTGTAAGTGGTGTAATCGTCCCAGTTACTTGGTCCAGCGACTGGAGCAGAAGCAACTTGGTTCCAAAAACCTGGAGGAGCCATCCTCCCCCTCACATCCGGGTTTACCCAGGGTAATGCGTCATCGATAGCCCTTTGCTGTTGTCCTTCTCCAAAACCTTTCTGAAAATCTTTTTTCAGATCATCCCATAAGCTCTTCAACTTACTGTCTTTCCACTTCACCCCATTAGTTGTGACGGGTTCTATGACCTTTAGCACCTCCTCCTCTTCTTCTACTGGAGGACCCTCTCCCCATAGGGTATCCCATACTCTTGGGACTGCTTCAGGCCTCCAACCTCTGGCTTTAGTAGGTTCATAATTCATTACACCTTCATATATGTTTGCCATCTGCTTATCCTATAACTTAGTCCAGGCACTGCTGGAGTTAAAAAGGTAAATTCCCTCCCCTGTTCCGCCAGGGTTCCACTGCGTCCCATCCGCATACTTCACATCCCCTGTCCTTGGTTTGGTAGGGGCTACGTATGTCGGCTCTAGTCTGAAGAGAGATTGGTTCAGGAGGATGTCTCCTAATCTATTGAGTTCATTAAAGAGGTAATCGGGTAATTGGTCCGCAGCTACTGGTGCTGGGTTTGGGTTGAATCTTACAACTGATTTTATTGACTGAGCCATTATCTATAACCTGCGTCTTCTATCTCGTAACCTACCCCGTTAAGGGTCCAGTCAAGATCTGCAGCGGATTCAATCTTTACCCCGTAATATCTTCCGGTAACGGTGCAGGATATTTTTGATTGGGTCCTGGGATCAAATGTATAAGGACCAGCCCACGTGATGGATTCATCTGGATACATCTGTTTGGCAACCGATACATTAACGGTGCCTGTTCCGGTCATGTCCATCTTCGGCCAAATGGCTCTTATATATTTAACCTGTGATTGGTCATTAGTTCCATTTTGTGTAAGAGACAATCCAGTCCTCTGTATATAGGAAGTCATGGTAGTACCATCTTCCGTGTTGCCAACATCATCCTGGAAGATCCTTTCCTTATAGATACTTCCTCCGCTAGTCCAGGTTGAGAACCCAGTTCCATCTAATGAAGATGACAAGGCTAAGTCGGTGTACAGGGTAAATTCAGTGGTGGGGTTAGTGGTGTCTATCTTTGCGTAGAGAACACCGGCAGCCGGGTAAGCGCTCCCGTCAGGAGCGTTGAGTTCTGTCATCCCTGCAACCCCATCTATGATGATCTTGTCTGCACTTACTAACCCGTGAGCTGTAGATGTGGTTATACGCACAGGGTCGGCCTTGGTAGCAGCGCTGATAGCTCCTGTAGAGAGTCCAGTGGTAGCAAACACTACCTTGGAGGCTCCCTTGTCAAAGGTCCTTTGGCCCCAATCCTCTGTCGTTACGTCCCAAGTGTTTGTGGTGGTTCCGGCAGGGGTGGTGTAATCGTCCCAGTTATTGGTGTCTGTGCTTACGTTGATGTTCCCGAAACCAACCGAGGACAATCTTGGGAGGTCCCTTATGGTAAAGGTGTTGCTAACCCAATTCCATATTAAAGCCCTGTTGGGGAAGGTGCTTCCCGTGGTTGGGAAGCAAGCCAACATCTCCTTTCGGTTGTAGTCAGCTACGGTAAAGGAACGCTTGTAGTAATCCCCATCGAGGTTATCAAAAAGCTCCCTCTTTAATCTGTTAGGTAAGAGGGGTGTGATAGTTTGGCCGTTGTTCAAATATACGTCGCTCTTGCCTATGAAGAAATGACCTCCCTCGAACTCTGATACACAGTTCTTGGCCAAGATACCCACCGTTGGGGAAAGCATCTTGAAGGAAAATATGAATGGTGTACCTATAAACTGTATAAGGTAGGTTGCATCTTCTTTGTAAACAACAAAGGTTTCTCCCATCTGAAGTCCATCTATGATGTCTCCAGGGGTGTCAGATAATTCCTGTTCTCCAGCATCGGCTGTAGTTGTGGTTTCGTTCCAGGTGGCCGGAACAGAGTGAGCTGACGCTGCACCACTCCACTTAACCATCTGTGTGTACTCAGTGCTAGAGGCAGTGTCATTAAGATTAAGAGCAATCAGGAAAGACTTAAAGCTCTTGATTGATTTGGCATAGGAAGTAGCTGCTGTTGCTCCACCAGGCCCTCTCCAGTTAGTGAGAGCTGCCAGGTTGGTGGATGTGTCGTATTTCCCTGAAGTAAGCGCCCAGAATTGAGGGGCGTCTTTAAAGTTGGTTACGATTGGAACACCACCCAAAACTGTGTGTGCCCAACCCTCGTCTGCAGTGGCAGAGTAGTTACCACCTGAACTTCTTGTGATATCGGTCCAGGTCCCACCATCATTCTTGAAGACGTAGGCCTTACCCAACCCTAAAGCCACCCAGTAAACTGAGGAGGTGTCGGCTAACGGGAAGATGTGGTATGGGGGAATTGGGCACGAAGCAAAGATTTCTGTAAAGCCGGCGCACTTCTTTATCCCCTGGTCTCTTATCCTTACGTTGTTACCAGCACTCCAGGCATTGGGTGGAAGTTGAAAGGGTGGGATGTCTGTGATGATCCCAATCTGACCAACATTTTCAATAGGGATTACAGGAGTAATAGCCATTATTCAGGGGGTGTAGGCCAGGTAATGTTCAAAGGATCAGACTGAAATGGAATATCTCTAAGAGATTGTCTGTATACCTGCCACTCTTCAAGTTTAGCATCTGAGAGAGGAACATCACTTAGTTGAGACCAATCTGATTTGGTCAGTTTCTTATTTCTCTCTACTCTTACATAGTTCCACCGTTCAACAACCATCTGTGCCTCTACTTCACCCCATGCAGGCTTGCTGCTTGGGGAACTGAAAACTACATTTGTTTCATACTCGGTGGAATTGTTCACTTCCCCATATATTGCAAACTCAGGGCCAGCAATCGATACCAGTGCATTATCTAATACGTGTTTCATGCGGTCATCTCCCATACTCTCCAAGCAGCATCCCCGGTCCCAAAACCACCATCATCAGAGCTAAGGCTTTTGCACTGTAACTTAAAAGTGTAGCTTGCGGCAGCAAGACTTGAAACCTTCCAAATGAAGGATGCAATGTTTCCATGTTCAACATTTCCTGTTCCAGATTGAGTGTCATCTGTCATGTAACCAACCTGTATGTCTGTGGGAGTAATTACCGTTGATGTTGAATAAACCAATCTTATCGTTTGGGTTTGGGTGGTTGAACTATCAAAGTTAGACCAGTTTTTAACGTCAAAGTGGCACTCGATATATAGATCAGTGGCTGCTTGAACTTTGGTGTAGTCAAACGTATACCCAGTGTCAGTGTATGTGGTTTGTCGTATAGTTGCGCTTAGTGCTTGTGTTCCGTGAGACACATTTACAACGTTCTCCATGGTCCAGCTAGGAGCTGAAGCTGAAGTTGCAAAGGTTAGCATCTCACCAGCAGGTGTTCCTGGTTTGGCTAATCTGACATAGTCAGTTCCATTGTGGTAAAGAACATCACCTGCAGCATCCGATCCCATGGCTATCTTAGCCCCGTCTACGGCGTTGTCTGCTATTGCAGCAGTAGCAATCTGAGCGAAAGCTAATACATTGGAACCCGTTGTCGTAAGTGGATAGTTAGCAGTTCCATCGGCAGTGGGTAAAACCCAACCTACCGTGTCATTACCCATCAGCTTGTAATCTATAGTTGCAGAAATGGGGAGTTTTATAAAGGAGGACCCGTCATAAATCTTGAGTAAATTAGGTGTGGTGCTTGTGTCTAGCCACAGCCTCCCCTTCCCTACATCAACAGTAGGAGCAGAGGTGTGGACGTAAATGTATTCGGAGGCCCTGTCTACACCAGGGAAGGATTGCTTCAGAACTTTCTTGATAAGTTGAAGATGTCCATCCCCTTCTGAGATTGTGTCAGTTCCTGTGGGGTAAGTCTGATCTAAGTCATTGATATAATTACCAGTTTCTAAAGCCATTATATTATCTCCTCCACAAAATCAGGGTCATTAGGCCAACCAACATTTACACCGCCAGCCTCATCGTAAGCCTTGATTGCGTCTAAATCGACAAGCGCATCAATCTCTCCATCCTTCTCGTTTGATTCAGCCCTTACGGAAGCCCTGTAGGTTTTCCAGTCTGCTGACATAGCGGTTCCACCGTCTGACTCTCTATGAGTCATCCAGTCTGACTGAGCCAATGTCGATGATGCGATTTTTTTTACCTTATCTTTCATGGACTTCTTAATTTGATCGACATCTTTTGGAGTGGAACCGTAGGACACTACCCATTCGTTAGTGGCCGCATCAAAGGCATACTGTTCACCACTTGTGTGGTAGTAGCGTTGATCCGCAACCGATAATCGTGCCGGATGAAAACCAAGATTTTCCAGTTCCTCTTTAGAAAATTTACGGAATATCTGTGGGGGGTAATCCACACCATCCTTGGTAATGGCTCTTGGTGTTTTTATTAGTCCGTGACTTGATGAATACCACATAATTTATTACCTTGCGTTTGCGTATTTGAATGGGGATTCTGCGAAAGCGATATAGAGATATGTTTCAGCAACATTTGGATCAGTTGCAATTCTATTTTTGAATCCGTTAGAAACTATGTCAATAAATTCTGTTGATGTGTCCTCTACCGCATTGTCATTTGCCTCAAGTTCATAATTATCAACGTTATAACCTATTCTCTTGTCGTCAAACATCTGCCAGTCACTTGTGCTATCTATAGATTTGGTAATGACGAATGCTGGTCTGAATCCAGTGTATACGAAAGATCCATCCGCATTTCCGTTTCCTTCGTAAGAACCAACCTTGCTGTATCCTTCTATGGAATGGAAACAATAGGCTATGTAATTCTCATCATCCGTGTTAACCTCTACACCATCCCCAACAGTAAATACTGAAGAGGTTGGAGCTGTGTCGTTCCATCTGTCAACATTATCGACTGTGGCAGCATTAGTATTTAACACAAGATAATCTGTTTCTGGTGCAGCCGTATTTGACGAACAGTAAACCTGCCAAGCATCAGCAGCATCCCTGTTTTTAACAATAATTAAATCGGGCGCTTGACTTAATCCATGACCTATAGTCATAGCAGAGCCAGTACCCTCATAACCTACAGTGCTAAATCCTGCTGTAGCATTTGAACTGCCAGACCCAGTTACAACGCTTCCAGCAGTTGCTGGATCAAATGTAGTACCGGCTTTCCAAGACCATGCAACCATACCGGAACCAGTGGTATCACTGTAATTAGTATCCGCACCTACGGTAAAGCCATCTGTGCCAAATGCAGTAAGTCCAGTGGAATCTGTAGTTTCAGCATTTGTAGAATCAGATGACAATGCTTCAGTCACTCCACGAACTGCATCTGTCCATTCATGTTCGTAAGTGCTACCTCTTGATTTTACCCAGACAAGATCAGGCTGGAAGCCCACACCTGTTTTTGCACCAGCACCATCATCGTAGAGAATGGTATTAAAATTAACACCGGGTTTTTTGATAGAGGGGGCAGGGAGATTACTCGAACACAGTGCTAGAAAACCTGACGGTGGTGTGTAGTAAAAATCTCCGATCTCGTTTTCGTCTTGGTTTCCTTGTGCGGTTTTTGCTCCAGCGAATGAACTGTCTTGACCCCAGTTACCAGTCCATATCGACTCAGTCCCGTCACTGAATCGATAACCGGAACCAAAGGCAGCATATCTACCGGAGAATGAAGTAAAGGCTGCACCTGTTTTAGATGCTCCGCTTGTTGGGTCACCGCTGTTCTGCCATGTTCCATTCTTGGAGAAATAGATTGCTCCATCATCTAAATCTAAAGCAATCCCTATAATATCGCCGTTAGTCCAGCTATTGCCGTAAGCGACTGCAGTATTGGTTACCCCAAAGCCGGCACCTTCAATCTTAGTCCCACTTTGGTAGTAGGAGTAAGTTCCTAGACCAAAGTAAAGATTTAACGCTCTAGTTGGTATTGAAGCAACTTCTGGATCGCTTAACGCCATGACTCCTATCCATTGCTCCCAGCCTGTGGTGACACAATTAACTTCCCAATACCATTTTCCTGAATCTGGTGCTATCGTAGCTAACCAGCCAAGCGACTTAGTAGCCCCCAGCTGACCATTAGCTTTTAAATTGCCCTCAGACAGTGAACTACCATTTCCGCTTATTGGATTCCAAGTACAGAAGTTATTAGTTGGGCTGTCCTTCACCTGATCCGTAGCCACTAGATTGTTTACGGTGAACTCGTTGTAGTTTCCGGAACTGTCTGCACCTAACCCACCAGTCCAATTAGAGTGGATTAAGAGTTTGGTGTCTGCGTCTGCGGTGAATTCTGTGGTTGGTGGGGTAAAAGTTGTTCCGTCTGGATAACGGCAAGTTGTGCTGAAACGATACTCGTCTATGTACTGTGTTGAATAGTAGGTGGTAGCTCTTCCAAGCCACCATTCTCCCGGGGCTGGAATTAAATAAGAAGTATTTGTTATTGAGTACGTTCCGACTTGAACGCCATCGACATAACAACGAAAGGTGCTTCCATCCCTAACGGCGGCAATATGCTGCCATGTGTTTGTAACTACATCCCCAGCTGTGGAATTAAAACTAATAGTATCGGTCGATCCATCAACAGTTGAAGCATAAAATTCAATTAAACCAGTAGTTGCTATCCAAAATCGGATACCAGCTCTTGGTGGAGATACAGAACTATCTGTGGTTTCACAAATGACAGGGTAAGAATCGCTTAAATCTGGTCTTACCCATGCCTCAATTGTAAAGTCCCCAGAGCCAACTGCAAATTCATCAGACTGTGGAATAGATAAATAATCCCCAGTTCCGTCAAAATAAATAGAACTGTCACCAACCTTTCTTACAGCTCTTGTATTGACTGTATCTCCGTTTGCGGTGATTGTGTGTGGGGAACGAGAGGATGTAAAAACATGAATCTTATAATCACTTCCACCAACACTTACAGTTGAGATTGTTCCGCCTGTGGCTTTAGTAACGGAACCAGCGTAGCGAACAATAACGACACCAGATCCACCGGCTGCACTGGGATATGCATCTGCTGATGAACCACCAGCACCGCCACCTGTATTTGCTGATCCAGCGGTACCTATGGCTGGGGATGTTCCCCCTGCTCCACCGCCACCTGTTCCACCAGCTCCTCCTCCGGCTGTATTTCCGCCACCACCACCTCCTCCGGCAAACCAGCCTGAAGCACCTACACCTGTTCCAAAAACAGAGGAATAATCTTTACCAACACCGCCAGCCCCTCCGACAGTTGTGCTTGCCGGAGCCGAGCCAATGGCTCCAGCGCCTCCGCCACCGGCTGCTGTCATTGAGTATGTAGATGTTCCTGTGCC